GGAATTTTTGTAAGTGGATTTGATAATAGTGCTCCTGCTTTTAATACAATTGATTATATAACTATAGCTTCAACAGGTAATGCTACAGATTTTGGAGATGCCACTGTAACGGTTGGATATCGTGCAGGTTGTTCTTCTAGCACAAGAGGGTTAGCTGGAGGTGGACATGGTCCAGTTGACGTAATAGATTATGTAACAATTGCATCAACAGGAGATGCTACTGATTTTGGAAACTTAACTCAAGCAAGAGATTCTTTGGGTTCTTGTTCAACTCAAGTAAGAGGAATATGGGCTGGAGGTAGCACTAATACTGCTGCTATAGATTATGTAACAATTGCATCAACAGGAGATGCTGCTGATTTTGGAGATTTAACAGCAGGTTCGAAAAGACAGAGTGGATCATCAGACTCACACGGAGGTTTACAAGGTTAAAATAATATAGTATAGTCCTATACATGAAAGAAGAGTTATTACAGATATTTCCAACACCTTTACTTATTACAAAATACGAAAGTGA